CGGCCTGTCGTAGCACTGCCGATGGAATTTCAATGGACTCTCGCATAATGCAGGTGACGTTAAATCCGGCCTGGGCAACGATTTTCCAGACCGGACTGTAACGTAACCTGTTCCATTATGCGAAGTCTGACGTGTGCTCGTAGCGGCCGAAGGCATTGGCGAGCTGGCGAGCGTTTGGACTGGTTGCGAAGCTCCAGGGCATGGGGTTTGGCCTCACGGCTTGATTTGGGTCCCTCCCGCAAGCGGGAGCCCTCCCAAATCACTCCTTAGAGGCCAGAGGCGTTGATCCTGGGAGGTTCTTGCCCATGGATACGGTCGACAGGTCGGCAATGACATAGCCTATATCGAGCCCCTTGTAAGTCATAGAAACAACCGTAGGCGATTCATATTGGATCTGGTATCCAGCGGTCCTCAAATCCTCAAAAGAGACCATGCGAATAGGCTGGCCATTCTGGGCGATTTGGATATAGCCGAGAAGATAGTTCCGCTCCTGGCCATCAACGTATCTTTTGCCCTGAAGAACAGCGGACAAATGCATTTCCAGACCCTCATAGGGGTGCATCTTTTGAGCTGGACCGCGAGGCTTCGCCTCTTCTTGCTTGGGCTTTTCAGCAACAGTCTCAGGCTTTGAAGTCTGAGAGGGAGCTGGCTGATGATGCTCGACAGCCTTAGGCGGCGCGGACTTCTTGCCGTCCCTGGTCAGGTTATAGATCGAGCTACACACAACGAAGATAAAGCACAACATTGCACCTCTAAACGGCCAACGCTTCCAGATTGGAATGACGTCATTTGCCAGAGCTTCCTGGGCTGACTTGTTGGATTTCGTGTGCGACTTATACAACGGAAAGAACTTGCTTTCGTACTCGCGAATCTGAGTGTTAACAACCTCACCGCGAAGACCATCCTGAACCTTTCTGATATATCGATCGTTCTTACCAAAGGCGGTAGCCTTTTTGACTCGGTATACAAGCTGGACGGCATCGCGGATTGCTTTATTAATTTTGCCGTACGACTGAGTTATAAGAAGCACGTCAGCAAGTTCATGACGATGCTCGGCAAACCACTCTTCGACTTCAATAGGAGTGCCACGGACAGGCAATGGCTTGTGGCATTCGTCGATGATATATAAAGGACCAATGCCGTCTTTAGGGTGTCTCCACTCATCACCGAAGTGCTCAATCTTGCTGAACGGGTGAACAGTCTTTCCAGTCTCAACGCCGTTAATCTCGACTCGCTCTAGAACAGGGCGGCGAATCTCAATCAATTTAGTGCTGCCTGGAAAGTATGCCTCCCATGATTCGAGATTAAGCGGAAGATTGGTAATTACCTTTCTGCCCTGCTCTACTACTGCGGGGATTACATGAAAGGCAACAGACTCATAGCTCTTGCCACCACCGGGCTGACCAATAAGCAAGTTAATCATATCAAGAACCCCAACGTACAAACGGAATTGTCTGGAGCAGGAACCTAATTACCAGCGCAGAAGTAATTATCGTCAGAGCCTGTGTTATGCCAATTAAACCAAGCATATTTGCAAGCTCACCGCCGATAGCACCAAGGTAGCTCTGGGGATTGAAAGGTATCTCTATAGCGTTGAGTGCACCGCTTGCCATCTTTAGGACTTGGTCAAACATGTAGCAAGGAATATCAGTAAGCAAGTTATATATATCTACAAACACCTGCTTTATAACAAGAAGTATCCATTCCGCAAAGGCGACAATCTTTGCCAATAATGAACTAAAGAACTGGAATATAGAAGCCATATCAACCCCCGAACATGATTTTGCGAGCAGTGAATACGGCAGTCGCAATGATTACAACTTTCACAAAATCGAATACATAGCAGATACTTGCAAAGTTGAAATATCCGTAGCTTGCCTGAGGAAGAATATTCATGGCGAGACCCCAGGTAGGGCAACTGCCGGAGAAAGATGGAACAAATGACTTCATGAAGGAAATGAATGCACTGTTGTCAAAGCGTGCCTTGTTATCATCCCAGACAGACTGGAGGCCTTTAGGATACTTTTGCTCGTAGAAGCTGGGAACCTCGGGCATCTTTGGATCAGTGAATGTGTATTCTTTATCAAGGGGATCATCACCCTCCTCCTCTGGATCACCGGGTTTCTGAACAGTAGTGGAATTGTCTTGTTCTTTTTCTACAGTTTCAGTTGTACTCCCATCGGGATTAGTGGTCGTAGTGACCTTGTTGGGATTGGCAGTAAACCCGTCTGAAGAATAGTTCATATCAAAATTCGTCTGGGTATTAGTTGTGGTAGTGGACGTAGTGCCATCAGCATTCTTTTTAGTTGTAACAGAACTGCTAGACGGGCCTTTAATGCTAGAAGGGCCGCTATTAAGGAAGCTTGCGGCATCTTGAAGAGATTGATAGCAGCGCTGAGGTGAAAGCGATGCCTTACAGGCTTCATTGGCAAGTTTGGATTTTAGATCAGGAGTTGCAGAACCAACATAACTATCAAATAAATCGTAATCAGGATCAGATACAGGTGCATAACCGTATTTAACACAGGCACCTGTGACGTTGTCATAGTTGGCACCTGATGGGCATGTACTGCCATAGCGAGAAGGCGTAATGGTTTGAATGGAAGACTGAGTGTTGCCAGTTGATTTTTCCGTCCGATCAAGAACACATCTGGAAGAAGAACCTGTTACTGAAACAGAGGCGACTTTATACTCATAAAGATTGCTGTTCATCCAAGTAGCAAATTCATTACAGGATTGAGAAGCAGATCCTGTCTTTGGGCGACCGGACTGTTGCCAGTAGTAGTCGTTAGGGCCAGAGCCCTGAATAGGGTCACTTGCGACCTTTTTGACTGGCTGACCAGCCTCATCAATGACCCAGCCAACAGCCGCGACAGCTCCAGCCATAGCAGCATGCATGGCAACGGCTGCTGCATTGGTTTTAAGCGTGCCTTTAAGGGCTTCCTTAATAGCAGGAGTGGGGATCTTGATGCTTTGCTTTACAGGAGCGCTATAGGGACGCTGCTGGTATTGGAAAGGCGAGTCGTATGCCTGGACATAGCCAAGAGGGTTTTCATTCAAAACAGGACTAGCTGCATTAAGCAGATCTTGAACAGACTTCTTGGGAACAGTAACAGCGACAGGAGTTGCACTTAGAGATAGAGGGAAAAGTGCAACTAGTACCGCTGCCGCAATCCTGCGATTAATGCCCATGCTCCTAATACTCCCGCATGAAAGACCAGTGAATAAACAAAAAACGCTATATCGGTCGAAGTGATTTCCATCGAAAAAAAAGGGGGCCTAAGCCCCCTCCTCCTGGCAGCGTAGAGTTAGGCTTTCTTGACGCCGCGCTTGCCCAGGTCGATGCCCTTGAAGCCCATGGCGATGCCAACGATGGCAACACCAGCGGTGGTCAGCCAGCCGTTAACGGTGGTCAGATCGAATGCAGCGAGAATGGCTTCCAACATGATGCAGTACTCCTAGTTTTGGTTTTGGGTTTTAAATCTTGCGAATGACCTGGAGGACAATCGCAATCTTGGCTGCGAGTGCATACAGGCAAAGTGTTATCAGAAAGCCAGATGCATACACTGCCGCGATTCCTTCGGGAGTGACCGTCGAAACAACTTCCATAAAAGCGGTGGTCACACTGCTATCTGTGCCAGTAGCATTACTTGCCGCTTGCTGTTCGTTATATTCTTCGGCCACGGGTTTTAACCTTTACAGTCGTCGCAGACCACGGAGTGGTCGCCGTCTTCATCTTCTTCAGGGATGAAATATTCCCCGCATTCGTCGCATTGCTCGGGCTCTTCCCATTCGTCGCTCATGATTAAGCGCTCTGTTGCTGCTGGACGGCTTTGAAGCCACCGACTTCATTACGCTGGGGGTTGTTCGGAATCGGAGTCCAAATCAGCTCAACTTCGGTCAGTGCGGGAAGTTTGGCGAAGCGAGCAGCAGCTTCATCGGAAACTTGCTGGGACTGAGGCTCATAGCCGGAAGACATCTTGAGGTCTTTGCGGGCCTGGGGATCGGTCGCATAGTGAACATGCTGAATCTTGTAAGGGCGCGGAGGGTTGGATTTCTGAGACATACCCTCATGGATAGTGATGCCGAGATAGATTACGCGGGTCATGTAAGACTCCTAAGTTGTGTATCGGCTTAAGGCCGTTCGGGGTAGAAGTTGCCGTATTTGTCCCAGGTGCCCAGGACTGTTTCTTGTTTACCCTCATATCCACCGAAGCCAAAGGCATCCATGACACAAGGGGTTCCACGGGTGGTATAAACCAACTCCCACTGTTTGGGCAGTGGCTTTCTTTCTGCTTTCGCTGCTGCGGCAATGGCCTCGGCAGTCTGCTGGGCAAGTATCGGGTTGAGGAACGCGACACTGGCTTGTTTCTCAAACTGCTGACGGCGTTTCTGACCGGCAGACAGTTGCAGTCCCTGGGAGCTGAAAGTCTTCATATAAACCCCAGGTAGTCTAGAAGGGAGACAATTACCATGGCGGCAATAAAAGCCCAGAGATAGCAAGCAATTGACTTGTCCATCAGGCTACCAGCCTCAAATGCGACGGAGCCTTAGGAGCGATATACCAAGCTGGCATATCAAGCTCTTTGATGGGGTTAACTTCGCGGATTTGACGGACGAATACGGTAACGACATTGTTAGTGTCACAGGCATTGCGAATATTGATGCCAATGCGATTAAGTCGGGCAGCGTGAACTTTGGTGGAAGACTTGAGAAAATCGTGCTTAACACCCTGCATCCATTCCATTGCATACATAGCAGTAGTACGGGCAGCTTTAGGATTATCGACGATGTTTTCCAAGAGCAATTGCTCAGTGATACCGGCGAGGTCCATAGAGTTCACCTTAAGTCGTTCGTCTGTCTTGAGAAATTCAGCGTGAAGTTCAAGGAGCCGAGATTCAGTAAAGAGGCCCCAAAATGCTAGCTGTTCGCGTTTCAAGTATTCCGACTTTAGTTCTTGCTCGAATCGAACAAGACCAACTTCGTTGCACCAATCATGTAGCTTGGTTGCATATGCAAGCTCTTCAGATTGCTCACCGAATTGACGCTTGAGGCGAGGAAGGAGCTTTGATCGTATTTCCTCAGCCTTGGAATAAGCTTTTCTGTACTGGAGTCGGGCCCCTGTACCAGCTCCACTAGTAGTCCAATCAACAGACCAACCATTAGGAAACAGGCGGCCGATAGAATGGCCAACGCGCTGCATGCTAAGGCCACGCAAATAATCTCGAACATTGTTCTGACCTACAGATACGTTAGTTGTCAGGTCCAAGCGTTCAATAATTGCGCCGTTAGAACTCCAATCCCCTGCCCTAGCACCGGACTTGCCGTCTTTAACATAGCGCTCAGTACACTTGGTGAACGGCGGTATTCCGTACTCAGCCAATAGAGCGTTATAGACATTGAGGCATTCTTGAATGGTCTTAAAACCAAACAAGTTGTCCTGGCGATTAATCCTGCTGGGGTTGCCATCAACAGTAACTTTCCGGCCCTGGATAACGATATGCACGCTTGTGCTGTAACTGCCCTCAATCTTGTAACGAGGCTCTGAGGTGTGAAGAACGTCACCGCTAGCTTTGTCAATGGTAATGCGCAGGGTGTCACCGACCATGGGAAGGTCTGCTTCATGTTCCTGCGATACCTTGAGCCAGTCGATGAACATCCGAAAATCCTGTCAAGCCCCGAAATCCTGTTGCAGAGATTACGGTATCCTGTGAATCCGAGGCAAGCGGAATTTCGATCATCAACCATCCGTTTATCGCAGATGGATGGGCATACAGTAGGTAAGCTCAATGCAGAATCCCGAGGCAGTACACGCAACCATGAGCATTGGCGAGAACATCAGGCAAAGGCGAGAAGCGACCGGGATGTCGCAGAAGAAGCTCGCAGACGCACTAGGAAGCGGCGTCACGACACTGGTCGGCTGGGAGCGAGATATCAATGCTCCACCAGGCGACAAGGTGGCGGCTATGGCAAAGCTTTTCGGATGCTCGACCGACGAAATCTTGCTAGAACGTCATGAGCGAGATATTTCGCCGGAGATGAGGGCTCTTTTCAGGAGGTTCGGCGAACTTCCTGACGAAATGAAGGCGCTTGCGAGGAGTCTTGTCAGTGCAGTCCTGGCAGGCCTGGAAGAGGAAGCATCGAGGAAAACAGCAGCCTGAAAGTATGGGATTCCATACCAAAGTGGGGGTGTAACAGCACCCCCACCCCGAACCCTGGCGATCGCCGGGGTTTTTATTGCATGGAGGAAAGATGGGATACGAACCGTGGAAGGTCGTCGGAGAAGGCGGCATCGAACTCGTGCAGTGCTACATGGAAGGCAGCACGATAACGCTAAGAGCAGGCCCTGCAAGCGGGTTCATGACGGCAAAGCCAGAGGGATCGGAAGAACCGATAACGATGCCCAGAGAGCACGCAGAGGCCTTAGCGTTCATCGTGAAGAACAGCCAGCATGAGGCATTTCGCCGGGCAAAAGCGGTGCGAGCGTGAAGAAGGGCTGTGATCATTGCGCGGTGACGTTCTGAGCGTCGAGGGCTTGGGCACCTCGGCAGCCAGGGCCGTCAGGGGGCTGGAACACCTCTACAGCAGTCCGAACAGGCCGAGGCTTGGGGCCGCTTCGCGGGTGTCGTCGCAGGGGCTCAGAAAGGGGCCGTGAAGGCCGTGCCAGCGACTAATGGCCCGTTGGGCCAGGTCGAGGTCAGACGGTGAACGCAACGCAGACAACGACCGCTGCATAGATCAGGAAGGCGGTCATGGCAAAGAAGCGCTCGGCAGGCTTCACGTCCGAAGGTTTTTCAAGCCAATCGTCGAAGGATTTCATCCGCTATCTCCTTGAGGTTTTGTTCCAGGTCGTCGAGCCGAATTTGTTCCTGGTCGAACTGGTGGATCTGTCGGCGAGCCGCTCGGAGATCCGCGACGAGCTGGCCATGTTGCCAAACAAGATGCTCCAGGGCAGCCGCGGCTGGTCGGCCTGTGAGGAGTTCGGCCTGTCGTAGCACTGCCGATGGAATTTCAATGGACTCTCGCATAATGCAGGTGACGTTAAATCCGGCCTGGGCAACGATTTTCCAGACCGGACTGTAACGTAACCTGTTCCATTATGCGAAGTCATGATTATGGAGCGCTGCACCGAGTGTCTGCCTTTTCACGCTGGCGGCTTTCTCCAATTCGCCACGACCTCGTCAGTTTGCCTGACAGTACGGCTCCAGGGATTCACATCGCCGCTAGCCGCACACCAGTACCGCAAATTCCGCAGCGCCCGTTTGTACAAGACGCCGCCGACAGCTTTAATCGGATGGCGTCCGTTCCCGGAGGTCTTTCCGGTTGTCGCGCCTCTGCCTGTGTCACCGCGCGCGAATGTCCTGGGTTTCCAACACGTATTCCATCCCAAGGAGTTTTGCATGGCTTATCAAGCCGCTTCCGATCGCTATGACCGTATTCCTTACCGCCGCGTGGGTCGCAGCGGTCTCGTGCTGCCGGCGCTGTCGCTGGGCCTGTGGCACAACTTCGGCGACACCACGCCGCTGGATCGTCAACGCGCCTTGCTGCGCACCGCCTTCGATCTGGGCATCAATCACTTCGACCTGGCCAACAATTACGGGCCGCCCTATGGCAGCGCCGAGATCAATTTCGGTCGGCTGCTGCGCGAAGACTTCGCGGCCTACCGCGACGAACTCATCATCTCCAGCAAGGCCGGCTGGGACATGTGGCCCGGGCCCTATGG